CTTTCAAATTTTTCATATCAATGCCTTTCTTAAGACGGACACAAATATAAAAATCAATACGACGACGAAGGGCATTAACATTTTGTAATTGGAAATTTGCTTTAACAAGTGGAGTATCATTGGCAGTGGTCATAACAAAGGGAGAACTAAAGTAAACTTGTCCTTTGTCATCAAAAGCAGTATTCAGTGGCATAGGATTATCATTACACATATGGATTAATTCAACGGCTTCTTCAGTAAGTTTAGTAATTTCAGTATTTTGGAAAACATCATCAATATTATATACAGGTTGATGTTTATATCCATCATAATAAGCAGTAGCAGCATCTTTATCAAAACATGCAGTCAATGGATCAAATGTAGCACCCATAATAGTTTCAACGCAAAAAGATGCAAGTGATGTTCGTATAAAGGTTTTACCAACTTCTGGAGGTCCAGAAATATAAAGCCAAATAGGTCGCACACGATTACACTTAACATTTATTATTTCTTTGGTAAGTTTAAACTCAGTCAGAACAACTTTCCGAGCTTGCTGATAAATATTTGCATTAAATTGAGGTTTATTAGTAAGAAGATAATCATCGATTTCACAAATCACTTCGTAGACATCGAGCATTTTTTGGTAACGAATATGATCAATACGATCTTTATTTCCAACAGGAGTCTTTTCAGTTAGACGAGCATAGGCTATAACTAAATTGATCTTCTTAATGAGGTCTTGTGTATTTCTAAGTTCAAAAGGAACACCAGTATACCACTCATACACATAATTAAATGCATATTGTAGTATTTCAGTTCCATACTTAAAAAGATCATGGGCAGTACGAACGGCACTTCCAAGAGCGCCTAATTTTTTAGCACGAATATTATCAAGATTTGGAGTGATATCACCAAATCCGCAAGAATGGGCAAGTAACTTAATAAACATTGAAATACAAGTTTCTTCATTAACATCTTCTTGAATAAATCCATCTTCTTTACCTTGAGTAGCAGGTATTGGAGAAAAGAGATTTAAACTACTAACTAGTTCATACGCAACAAATTTAGAAAAACAATGATGACCAGTAACAAAACTGGTAGCAACTAAAAGTTTAACATCAAATTCGTTGGTACGCCAGATAGCAAGACAGGCAGTAAGTATCGAAATA